GCACAATCACCTGATAATGCTCCTTTTAAACCAGAATGGATACAATTACATCATTATGACTATGAAATACGTAATGGCCAGGGATGTTTAATTAGAACTATTGATGAAAAAGAAACGATTATACCAGTAGAAGTATATAGTGGAGTAGACCCAGCATCTAGTTTATCAGCTAGAGCTGACTATTTTGTTATAGCAACTATTGGTGTAGACCATAACAATAATAAATATGTTATAGATATAACAAGAGAAAGACTTACACCATCAAAACAGCCTGGTCTGATTATTGATAAATATATGAAGTATAAACCAAGAAGAATGAAGATTGAAACAACAGGTTATCAAGAAGCATTAAGAGTTGGTGTAAGAGATATAATGAAAGAAAAGGGTTTATACATACCTGGATTAGAAAAGGGAGTAAAGCCAAGAACTAGAAAATCAGAGAGGTTACTATCTATGGTTCCTATGTTCGCTAGAAAACAATTTTATTTTCGACCAGAAGATATAAAAGGCCAACAGGAGTTCTTATCTTACCCTCGAGGAAAGCATGATGATGTTATGGATGCAGTATGGACTGCCCTCGATGGAGCGAAGCCATGTAGGTTCGAAGAATACGATGAAAAGAAGTATGATAAAAAAAAGAAAAAGAAATTCCTTGATTGGTTGACTATGTAGGAGTTAAATTTCGAAATGGCATATAGCGCAAAAAAGAAACTTTCAGGCAAGCCTTTAGTTGATGAGACTTTAGACCTTTGGAAGAGATATGGTGATAAAAGAGATGCATGGGCAGAACATGCTAAAGAAGATAAAGAGTTTAGATTAGGCCGACAATGGACAGAAGAACAAGAGGCAACATTGAAAGCTAGAGGACAAGCTCCTTTAGTTGTTAATAGAGTTCATCCTGCAGTTGAAGCTGCTAAATCTATGATGTCTGCCAATAGACCATCATTTAGAGTTGCGCCGAGAGAAGATTCTGATAATAAGGTTGCACAAGTACTCAGTGCAATGTTATCTTATATGTATGATATCTCTGATGGAAGGTCAGTAGTACGTCAAATGATTGATGATTATTATGTTATGGGTTTGGGATATATTCATGTATATCAAGACCCAATGATGGATATGGGTAAAGGTGAAGTATGTTTTCACGATGTAGACCCTCTTGATGTATATGTTGACCCTAATAGTAGAGATAAGTTTTTTGAAGATGCGGAAAATATAATTATATCTAGGTTATTTACTAGAGAACAAGCAGCTAAATTATACCCTATGTATGATAAAGCTATTAAAAATGCTAGTAATCAAACTTCTGATTTTGACCATGATAGACCAGAAACTGGAAGAGCTAATGATTTTGCTACTACCTTTCCTGAAGATGTTGATAGGACACACAATACCGAGTATTTAAGAGGCTATGAAAGATATTACAAAACAGTTGTTGATAGATATAGAACATATGAATCTTTTAGTAAAAAGGAAGATTTATTAACTGAAGATGAATTTAAGCAGTATATTCAGCAACCAGCATGGATTGTAAATGGTCAAGTAATGACTGACCAAGAACAGGTTAAGCAAATAATGGCTCAATTCGAACAGATTCGTCAACAGCATGAAGCTCAGATGCAAGCTAATATGAATACAATGGGTTTAGACGAATCTGCTGAAATGCCTATGCCCGAACAGCCAATGGAAATAGAGCAATTAACATACGAGGAATTAATTCAAAGACAGATGATTCAGGTAGTAACTGTGCAAGTTATGAGAGTTCAGATGTGTGTTATTATGGGAGATAAACATTTGTATAGTAGAGAACTTCCTACAGATAAATATCCAATTGTTCCATTTATGAGTTTGCACACACGAACGCCATATCCTCAATCAGATGTAAGAATGATTAAAGGTTTGCAAGAGTATATTAATAAAATGCGTTCTTTAATAGTGGCACATGCTACAACAAGTACTAATACAAAGATACTTGTACCAGAAGGTAGTGTAGATATGGATGAATTTGAACAGAAATGGGCTCAGCCAGGAGTGGCTATACCTTATGACCCAACAGATGGAGCGCCAATGCCTGTTCAACCTTCTCCATTACCTAATGAGCTTTATAATGGTGAGCAGGTTGCTAAACAAGATATTGACCATCAATTAGGATTATATGAAATGATGATGGGTAATACTCAAGCAGCTCCTCAAACATATAAGGCTACTATTAGTTTAGATGAATTTGGACAGAGAAAAATTAAATCTAAATTAGCTGATATTGAGGCTGGCCTATCTAAGATAGGACAAGTGGCTATTGCATTAATGCAAGAGTTATATACACAAGAAAAAGTATTTAGAGTTATTCAACCTAATAATTCATTAAGTGAATATGTTATAAATAAAAGACTTGTAGATGATAAAACAGGTGAAATTATGGTATTTAATGATATTACAGTTGGAAAATATGATGTAATTTATCTAGCAGGTAGTACATTACCTT